CCAAAATCCACCTTTTGACTTGTCAGCCATAGAAATAAGTTTATCAATAGATGATTCAAGTTTGTCTATTTTTCTTTCCATAGAATCAAACTTTTTCTCATAATCTTCTACTTTTTGCCAAAGTACTCCATACTTGACAAGGTCAATTGGTGATTCTGTGCTCATGGTTTCAATAGGTCTTTAATTGGAATAAATCTGCTTTGAGCATTTTCAAAGGCTTGTTTTTCTGCTTCAGCCTGGGTTTTAATAGTCTTTTTAGCTGTCATTTTTTCAAGATAGTGGCTTGTTGCAAGAGCAGGCAATCCCATGCCATGACCAGCAGTTACTGTTTCAGCAACCACTGGCAATCCCTTATTAACAATAAATTCACCTACTTTTTGACCAAGTTTTTTTTCTACATTTATTTTTTGAACCGCTGCACCAGGATAACCAGTATTGGTTTTAAAAATATGTACAGCATTATGATAATCTCTTATATTCTCCATTTCCTCTGGAGAAAATAATCTATTCATCACTTCTTTATTGTCATTCAAAAATGTAGTCAATTTTTCAGGTGTTTTGTCAGACATCTGATTTAAAAAATGAGATTTAATTTCACCAATAGCTTTTTGAGCTTTAGGTTGCAATTCATCAGGCATACTTTTTAAAGTATCAATTACATGAGTAAATTGATCCACAGGCATGCTAGTAATGTTTTGAGGTATTTTCTCAATTTGTACTTTTCTATTTATGCCATTTGGTCCACTAGATTCCAATATATTAGATATTCCTTTTGGGTTATCTAATGTATTTTTTCTTAGTTCAACTAATGCTCTAGCATCTTTATAAAGTGGTGTATCTCCACCAATAGTGTCTAATACATCAGCATCAACAGCTTCTTTTAATGCCCTATGAATACCAGCATTTCCTGGTGACCAAACATTTTTACCATTTAGCCATTTTCTAAATTGTTCAGAAATATGAGCATTAGTAGGCAATAAATTACCATCTTCATCAAGCATTTTAAGTTCTTGAAGTTTTGCTTTTGATGCTTCAGCTAATTTTGAATTTTCACCTAGTGGCAATAATGTTGGATCATTTAATACTTGATTTATATGGCTAGTAAAAACAGGAACAGATTTTCCTTGTTCATCTCTAGCATTGTAAATCTCACTTGTCTTTTTATCAAAATAGTTTTCTAAATCTTTTAGAGGTTGAATAATAGTATTTCCTCTTTTATATATTGAAGATTCATCAAGACCTAATGTTCCACCAGTATCTTTAACTAATTTTTGTTGATAAGCATTAATCCTATTTTGCTCATCAGCAAATCTTTCAGCCAAGTAATTGCCTAGAGCTGTATCAGTTTTGGATGTCTGGTAGTTTGTGGCTCTTTCTTTTCCTTTACCTTCAATAGCAGATAAATCAGCCTGATGATCTTCACCCAATACTTTTTGAGCTGTTTTAGCTCTAGCATATTGTTCATCTAAAGGCAGACCAGATTCACCATAATGAACTTCTTTAAAGTCTGCATCTGGAGTTGTAGGCTTGGCAGTTCCCAAGTCTTGTGCAACTGGAGGAGCATTACCCTCTTGTACAACTTGTTCAATAGGTTGAACTTGCTCAGGATTAGCTTTTTTCTGTTGAAAGTCTTGTTCTAACTGTTGAAGATTTTGAGTAATCTCAGGAACTTTCTTTTGCTCTAATTGCTTTTGAAGTTCAATTCTGACTTTAGGTACTTTTTGACCTATAGCTCCAGATATTAATTTAGCCTCCTCAACAACAGGCTTTGTTACTGCTTTAGCAACAGGCTTTAATTCTCCTATTGCTTCTGGAATAGCAAAACTTGCTGTAGTAAGCATAGCTCTTACATCTTGAACAGGTAAACCAGTTTTTTGAGCAATAAAATCTGCACCTTTATTTCCATATTCACCAATTACTTGCATAATTTTGTTAGATAACTCTTGTTTATATGCAGGGTCTTCTGTAACACCAAAAAATTTGCCAACTGGTTTTTCAAACAAAGAACTAACTTTTTGACCTAATTCTTCAGCTTTTTCCGGAGACATTTGATTAACTTTTGCTCCTATTTGCGCCATATTTCCAAGAACAGCAGGAACAGGAGAATAAGCCACATCAGCAAGTGATGCCAAGCCTTTGCCTACATCACTTAAAAAGCCTGTAACTCTGCCCTTTGGCTCTGAAGGAGGAGGTTCAGAATAAACATCTAAAACAGCCTTATGCAAATCAAGTGGATGATATATTTCTGGAGTATCAGTGGTTTGGGTCACAGCATTAGCTATTGGCTGTGCAGGATTAAAAGTAGTCATGCTACTTTTCTTTGGTGCAATTATGTCTTGTGAAGTCTTGGGTTTTTTTCCATAGACTTCATCAACTGCATTGTTTATCTCATCTAAACTAAGAATAGCCATTATTGACCACCAGTTACAAGTGAATAAATTTTGTTATATCTTGTGATTAAGTCAGCATAGCCTTTAGATTCTGGACCACCCACTGCATCAATCACTTTTCTCAACTCTACTTTATCTTTATTTTTGATAGCATCATAATACTTCAGTGCCTCAATATCAGCAGTTGAAGACCATTTTTCTGTAAAATCTCTGCCTGCTAATGGATTATTTCCTGCCTTTTTAATGGCATTATTCATCCCTATTCCATACAAATCTATTCCAGTTACTAATGCTCTATTAGTTCTGGCTGTAGATTTAATTGCATCTGAAGTCCAATTAGTAGTTCCAATTTGCTCTTGAGCAATTGATCTACCTTGGTCTGTGCCTAAACCAGCTTGTTGTGCAAGGTTGCCAGTCTGTAAAGCCATGTAATGACCAAGTTGTTGGAGATTGCTTGTTTCATCAGCTTTCCAAGGAATTCCTGCATAACCACCACCCAATTTTGCAATTGCTTGAGCACCCACACCAGTAATAGATTTATCAGCCAAATCAATAATTTGGTTATAGTTATATGTACTTTGAGGAACAGTTTGTCTTTGAGCAATAGTATCAAGTTGCCTTTTTCTTTCTGTAGCAACTGTTTCAGGTGTTTCATAAGGAGCTAATCTAGATGGGGCATTAGCTGGAGGCTGATTCATTGCAGGCTGAATATTACCTGGTTGGATATTACCTTTTTGTGTTCCACCAGGTTGAGTAATTTGATTTTGATTAACTCCAGCAGGGATAGTAACTTCACCAAGAATCTGACCTTGTGCATCTTTTACATAAGCAGTGGGATTATTGCTTGCATCAACTCTACCTGTAGCCTCATATCTTTGACCATAACCTAATGGTGATGGGCTTATAGTTAATCCACCACCAACAGGAGTGCCAGGTCTTGTTTCAGCAATTTTAGGATTGCCAGTAGTAACTGGCTGAACAGTTCCACCAAGATTCTGAAATTGGACATTAGGAAACTTAGATGCAAACTGCTCAGATGGTGATGCAGAACTTTTTGCAACTCTATTCCTTAATTCCTCATATCTGTTATAGTCTTTTGTAGCTACTGCATCTTCTAATTGACCAAGCAAATTAGATGGATGCTTTGGTAAACCTACAGCTTCAGCACTTTTTCTAACAATGTCTAAAGACCTAGTTAATGCTTTTTGATTTACTTCACCAGTTTTGTCTACATAATCATCAATTGGAGGCAAAGCATTAATCATTTTTCTTGCATAATCTTCACCAGAAACAAGATAATTTTGTTTTGCTTGTTGTGCTCCAGTCTGAGCAGTTTCTGTTCTGGCTTCAGCTTCTTTAACAGCTAGTGGATTAATTTGTTGTGCTTGCTCAATAGCCATTTGAGCTTGTTTGAGCTGTAATGGATTTAATTGTTGAGCTTGTTGATATTGTTGAATGCCATTGGCCGCATTCACCATCTGTGCAATTGAAGTTCCTTGAACAGGATTTGTTTGAATAGGAGTTGGTGTTGCTATTGGAAAGGATTGAATACCCATATTTATCCTTAATAAGTTGGGTTATATGGTGATGGTGCTGTTACTTGATAACTTGGTGCTTGATAAGGAGTTTGGAATCCTGCCATATTAGCAGGGGTTACAGAACTAGCTCCTGCTTGGTTAGCTGGATTTAACAATGATGCCAAAGTCAAATTAGAACCCACACTATTCAAACCACTAGCTAAAGCACTGGCACTGCCCACTGTGCCTGCCGCTTGTGCATTAGCCGCCCCTACACCTAAATTAGATATATTTGTAGCATTTCCAGTAGAAAGATTAGAAAGATTAGCCAGGCTCTGTTGACCTATTCCAGCCACATTTGCTAGTTTGTTATAAATATTAGTTTGTTGTGCTTGATAATTATTAAATGCATTTTGATATGCATTATTAGCATAATCTTCTGCAAACTTAGTGCCTGCAATTCCAATATTAGAACCACCACCTCCAGCATTTAGAGCTTGGTTTTGAGCACCCAAACCTTGATTGAGCATGAATTGGTAGTTAGGAGCTAGATTGCTTTGGAGTTGTGCCGGACCAAAACTCTGAGTCAAACTAGGCAATTGAGACTGTAATTGAGAAAGTCCTTGTGCTCCAGTTTGCAAATAAGGATTAAATTGAGGAGATAAATTTTGATAATTCTGTTGCAACTGTTGTTGCCCTGCAAGGGAGGCATTTGCTTGTGTTTGTGCCGCGCTTTGTGCCGCATTGGACTGATTCATAGACCCTATTAGTCCTAATCCCGCTGCAATTGCTAATCCTGGTCCGATTCCTATAGGCATTTTTATCCCCTTTGAATTAAAACTTCATCCACTTTGGATGGGTCTTTTTCATCTGTTGCATGAATACAAAACCATACACAATCCTCCAAGGACTGAATAGAATGGTTTATCCCTGATTTTATTTCAAAACAGTAAGGAGCACTATACATTTCTTCTGTGTTGTCAGTCCTTACTATCACTTTTCCCTTAGCCAAAAGGCTTAAATGGCTGTATTTATGGGCATGTTGGACAATTAAATGGTCTTTTGGCAAAACAAACTGCTTGGCATACAAACCATCAGAAAAATGATGAACAATTTGAGGATCAAACTCCATCAAACCTTCATTGGCTTTCAAAATATCAGCTAAATTCAAAATGTACCCCCTGAAATACCACCTAAAGCAGTCAAAGTGCCTTTTACAACTTCATTTCCATCAATTACTGAATTTCCTGTAATTTCTTGACTACCTTGAATTGTTTGTTGTCCAGTTTTCATACTAACAAAATTAGGACTTTGTAACCACAAAAGCCAAGGCAAAGCTGGTTGTTGAGAGGTAGGGTCAAGGAATGGCACTCTCGGCCAAATGATATTCCCACTAGAACTTGAAGTAGCCATTAGTTTTCACCACTTTCAGCTTTTAAATTAGCAGAAACAATCACAGCTTTTACTGGATCACTAATACTAACTTCATAAATTCTGTCCCTAGCTTGCCCTAATCTTCTCCAAATTGCCCTGTTTTTGTACTTTCCTACAGCCCCAATAGTACACCAATGCTCATTAGAATAGGTAGAACCACCATCATTTGACCATCTAAGCATAGCCTGTGGATTCTGACCTTGACCAGTTTCTAAGCCAACTCCAGGTTGAAACTGTATCTGCAATTCAGCAAAATATTGCCTTTGCAAGTCTGTTACCAAATGTGGGCATCTTCTAAGTCTTCTAATGGTATTGCCTGCTTCTGTATATACAGCATTGTCTAATTGATAGATTTGACCATTTTGATAGTCTCCAACCAAATAAACATTATTGAAAATAGCACCACAATTTGATCTATGTCTATTAAATTGTTGACCATCCCAAGAAAGCCATTTATGCCACATTTCAGATGCCAAATCAAATACCCAAGTAATATTGATAGTTGGAAATGTAACCACATAAAACTCATGACCATCTAGCTGATATGTATAAGCAATAGCATCTGCTATGTATTGGTTCATTAGGGTCTGTTCTACAGCATGGGTACTGATTCTTTTAAAAGAATAGCCTTGCATGACTCCAATGATATTTTGACCCCTATAGTCTTGGCTGACAAAGGCAAATTGCTCACCAAATCTGGCTACTGAGAAAGGAGCGGCAATCCCATGCTGTACAGATGTTCCAGTTACCCTTTGAAAAGGAAAACTAATAATGCCAGGAATTACATTTCCAACATCTGTCCACATTTCTGCTGTAAATTCTCCAAGCAAAAATACTTGCCTATGGTCAACAATAAGTGAAACAAGTGGATCAGGAGCACCATCTTTTGTACCATAATAAGCATTGCCAGAGGTTGCCAAACCTAAATCAGTGGCCGCCCAATTTTGAGTTCCAGGTTGATTGTAAATAATGTAATTATCAACTACATCACAAACATTAGCTCCAGTCCACGGCCCATCTGTTGTAGGCAAAGTATTAAATAAATTTGAAGATGCTACCCAATAATATCTATTTACACCATCCACAATATAAGCATTTAAACCTGTATTGCTCATAATATTGTCTGTTATAGAAACATATCCAGTTGAAGTGGTTAATGTCCCTATTTGAGTTGAGACATAACCATTTGAATAAATAACAGAATAAACAATATTACCAACAACTACAATTAAATATTTACCACCAGAAAGAGTCCTCATGCCTCTAACTGGAGCATTATTAAGTTGTAAGATGCTAGTTAACCCTGGAGTTGGATATAAAGCAACTACACCTCTACTTCCAGGAGGCTTTAAAGGATCAATCTCTGGATAGAAATTAATGCACTCTTGTGCTTCTTGGTAGATGGAGGCCGCTTCATAGGAGGGGCCGACAAAGCCAAAATCAGCCATTATCTAAAGAACCCCCCAGAAAGTATCCAGCCTGCATCCTTTTGTCTTCCAACCAAAAGTGAGTCTGCATAAGTAGAAACAATTGCTGGGTTCATGTTTGTCCTTTTTACTGTGGACTTGCCTTGAGCCGCAAACTTCATAATCATCTGAATCTGTGTTGGTGAGGCTTTGCCATACATAGGCATTAGTCTTTCAGCCAGACACCATCTCAAAGCCATGTTATAGCCTTGTGGAAGATTGATATTGTCAAATTGGGTTGTAAATCTTTGAAACAATTGGTCAACAAAGATATGCATTTCTCCCTGGCTGGGGTTCGGCCAAAGGTAAACATTTCCCAGTGTTTCTGTGGGTTCATAGTACACAGCCTTCGGCCACGGCCCATTTAATGTCTTCAGGCCAATCATCTGATATTGCTCAACATTAAGAACAGACACAGGATAATCCAAACCACCATTTGTAATGGGCTGACCATTTGAATAAGTATTAATCCTGACAAAAGCTGAATTAAACCTTAATGGTCTTTGGTAATATGAATTAATGGTTTCACTTGTTATAGGACTTGTATAAGTCTTGTTAAGCAAATAAGTGCCTGCCTCATTCACATTGTTCCCAGCTCCTGTTAGCATTTGAACAATAGTAGTACCTGATGTAATGCCAGTTCCACTAAGAGTTTGACCAAGAGAAATGCCCCCAGACTGAATAGAAGTAATAGTGAGAACATTACCAGTAATGCTTCCAGTAAAGATAGCACCAATTTGACCACCTGGGCCGATGGTGTACTGAGTTTGTCCAGAAACAACAGGGAATATAATTTCATTTTTGTAAAACACCATCATGTCTTCATTAGACCATTGGTCTAACATATCTTGCAACATATCAAAAGCATCTTGACTTGCCTCTGCTGTAGGTGTTTCACCAGCCTCTAAAGCACCAATGTCTTTTAATGCTCTACTAATTATGTCATTTGGTGTTGTCATTTTAAACCTTTAAGCATAACTTACTTCAATTAAAGAAGTAACAGGAGGAGCTTGAGTAAATGTTAGAGTAGTTCCAGAAATAGAATAAGTATTTTTATTTTGATAAATTCCATTAATATATACATTTGTTAAATTTATACTAGAGGGAGTAATTGATAAAGTAAAATTAATAGTTGATCCATCCCCAGTAAATCTTGTTATTTGTGGAATTGCTCCTACAATACTACTGATATTGTCATAAGTGCCAAGGGTTACTCCAGTAGAAGTTTGCAATACAAATTTATATAGCAATACTTGTGTTAACCAAATTTCGCCACTAGGAACTCTACCACTTGAATCTAAAACAATAGGATTTGCTTGTGCAATTGATCCACTATTTGAAGTGTAAGTTGCTTGTGGAGTTGTTGTCCCTGCGGCATAAGTGTAAATTAAACCACCAGATAAAGGAACACCATTATTATCAAAAAATTGTGCTCCTGCACCACCAAATGATGATAAATAAACACTCATAATAATTCCTTGTTAATCATAATTTATTTTATGTTGTAGATTCAATATGAACAGTTTGTGCATTTTTGTAAGCATCAATAACTGCTTGGGTTTGCACAACTTGACATACAGCAATAATTTTAGAATCTTTTTGGCTGTAATCATCTCCAGGATTGATATATTCCCCAGCCACAGCTTCTTGAATGACTTTGTTAGTTGAATCTGTGTATGTGTTGATATAACGCACTGCAACAATACCATTGGCATCAGCAGATATGTTTGCAACAGTTTGTGTCATAGTTACTGTTTGAGTGGTCATAATGTTCCTTTTTTAAATTTGTAAATTAATTAGTTCTACTTCATATTGAGAAACAGTGGTTATGTTTCTGTTTGATGCACCTGTGTTATTGCACCAAAAACTAATTTTGTCCCCAACAACACAATTCAAATAACCAGTAAAAGAAAAATTTTCAGCTCCTGTTGTTTGTTTAACGCAAACACTAGTTAAATAAAGTGTAATTGGTGCGCCATTTAAATAAACCAAAATGTTGAATGTTTGACCAACTGTAGAATCTTGAATTGTAGTATTTAGATTTACTCTATATGTTCCTTTTGCAGCACACAAAAACCAATAATTTGTTGTGTCCCAAAGACCTGAACTATTAACAACAGTATTATTTAAAGCCAATTGGGTTGTTGCGCCACTATTGATTGTTTGCGATGTTCCTAATGTTGCAACAGCAAGATGTTTATTCATCTGTTGTCCAGCAGAAACTAATGGATTATCAACTTTCCAATTTATGTTACCTGTACCAGATTTGTATAAAAATGTATAAGCTGACCCAAGATTCCAAATATTGTCTACAACTGTTAGACCATTTGTGTTTTCAGCATAAATACAATATGTTGGGTTATTTGCATTTGTTGTATAAAACTGGTTGTCTTTTATGAGTATTCCTTGAATTGCCCCATAATTTCCAGTAACTCTAATGTTAGATGAACCTGTTTGATTGTTGCCATTTTCTTCAAACCAGTTATTTAAAATTCTATGGTTTACATAACTATTAGCGTTTCCACTTAAATAATTAATGTAAATTGTGTGTAATGATGAATTGCTTTGTATTACATTGCGTTCAAATGTAAAACCTTCACAGTCTTGTAAATAAATTGATGCTACTGAACTACTACCCCCAGTAATAAATTCATTTTCAGTAAACCAACAAGTTGTTGCAAATTGTCCAGAACCAATTGCATCTGCATAAACATGATATAAATTTGCTGCAAAATAATTGTTTTTAAAAGATAAGCCATAACAAGCCGTACCTTCAAGTTGAACTCCTCTGTTGAAACTAAACACATTGCAACGAATCATGCTGTGTCGCAAAGTATTGTAATATTGAACACCAATAGAACTTGTAATAGTATTGCTTCCATACAAACTCAAGTCTTGAATATGGTTGTTCCCTCCAGCACAATATATTAAAGAAGCTGAACCTGTGTAATTAATAATAGAAGCATAAGAACCAACACCTTCTAAAGATATATTACCAATAGACAAAGTGCTTGTTACTTTGTAACTTCCTTCAGGAAAATAAACAATTCCTCTACCTGTTCCTGCTGGTTGATTTTGAGCATATGAAATAGCAGCTTGAATTGCAGAAGTGCTATCAGTTCCAGTACCAGTATCTCTGTTGTAATCACCTACAGCACCAAAATCTAGGACGTTAACCACAGCACCAGAAATCATTGAGTAAGTTGCTTTTGTTAAACTCATTTTTAATCCTTAAACAAAATATGTCATTTGAAAATAAATTGTTGTTGTAGCAATTATTGCTCCCCCAGCATAAAGGTAAGTAGTTGTTGGGTTATTAAAAACAAAATATACAGAGGTTTGTGCGGCATTACTTGCATTTCCAATTGTGTATGCAGAACCTGCTGTAAAAGGCAAATTTGTTGTCAAAACTGCTCCAGCATTAGCCGCCACAGATGTTGAACCAACAAGAGTTCCAGTTACAGTTACTTCCCTACCAATTCTTGTGTAATAACCAGTTGAACTAAAAGACCCAACTAAAGCAAGACCACTTCCTTGATTTGGTGTCCAAGTGCCTTCTTCATACCAATTTAGCAATTGGCTTGTCATACCAGCTTTAGGAGTGTTGGCAGTAAAGTTAATGCCTTTAGAGGCTGTGCCAGGAACTAAATTTCCTGTAAATCCTACGTTTGTGCCATCAAAAGTAAAAGCTGATGAAGTTGCTAAAGTAGTTGTGTTACTTGCATAAACAACACCATTTGCAGTAAATGAAGTAAGTCCAGTACCACCATATCCTGTGCCAATTGTTGACCCTGCCCATGCACCAGCATGACTTGTTGCAGTCAAAGTACCTGTGCTTGGTACAAAACTTAATTTAGTGCTAGATGTTGTCTGAGGTAAATTACCAGTTGTTGCACTAACAATTGTTGGATACCAAGTAGCACTTGAACTTGTATTATCTGTGATTGCTGTGTTTGTGGCATTTGTTGCTGTTCCAACAGATAAAGTAGATTGAGCTACCCAAGTTGGAGCAGAACCATTAGACTGCAAAACATATCCACTTGTTCCAATACCTAATTTAGATAGAGCAGAACCAGATGAATAATAAGGCAAATCTCCTGCTGTATAGCTAGTTAATCCTGTTCCTCCAGCAGTTGTTGGAGTTGTCTTCCAACCAATTACTTGAATTGCTGATGAGCCATCTTTATAAAATAACTTTCCATCAGCATAATTAATGGCTAACTCACCACTTGCCAAATTACTAGCAGATGGAACATTAGTGGTAGTACCACTGTTATACAGTATTATGGGAGTGTAATTAGTCTGAGCCATTTTTAGATATTAGGTGTAAAAACTTGAGGCATCCAAGGAGGAATTACAGCTTGCTTTTCCAAAGATTTTAACTGTTCTTGCAGTCTTGAGGTAATAATATTTACCCCATCTTTTATGGTTTCAGCCTCAATCCACTGAGCTACCATTTGTTCAGTTACTTGCTCAAAAGGCACTTTAATCTCTGGATTTTGAAACCACCAATTACCCTCTGTTTCTACCTTTTTTTCATCTTCAGTAGCAGTTACAAAGTATTTAGCATGGGTAATTAGCCCATTTTCAGCAGAAATTTCTAATATTTTCCATGTGATTTCCATTAGAAAGCACCTCCATTAAGTCCATTTGTGATACATCCAGTGCTTGGATAATAGGTTAATTTGGTTGAACTGGTGTACTCAGTTGTCAAATTTCCACTGGTTTGATTAGCAAAAAGCAAATATCTAG